CGTGGAACTGTCGCCGGACAATTCCAGCGAGGACCCCGACACGTACCTGGACGGCCACGAGGAGGGCGGCGCGCTCAGCACGTCGTGGAAGCTGTCGGGAAGCATCGGCGAGGACTTCAGCATGAACGGCGCGCAGGTGTATTGCCTGAACAATGCGGGCGAGACCAAGCCCGCGAAGTTCATCCCGAACACGTCCGGCGCGCTCCAGCTCGACATGACCGTGACCATAGCGCCAATCGCGTTCGGCGGTGACGTGAAGACGAAGAACAAGAAGGATTTCGAGTTCTCCGCCACCGGCGTGAAGGCCAGCGCGTACACGAAGCCGAGCGCCTGAACATGGCGGACAAGGCCCTGTACGTCGTCGGCCAGAAGCGTTTCGTTCAGACCATGCGCAAGGCCGGCGCGGATATGCAGGAGCTCAAGGAAGTCAACCGCAGGGCCGCCGACATCGCAAAACCCGAGGCGGTGGCCCGCGCGCCACGCGGCAAGACCGGCAGACTGGCCGGTTCCATCCGCGCCGGCGCCACGCAGAAGGCCGGTATCATCCGCGCCGGCCGCAAGACCGTGCCGTATGCGGGCCCGATCAATTACGGCTGGCCGGCGCGCAACATCAGACCGAGAACGTTCGTGAACGACGCCGTGGCATCGACAGAGAGCCAATGGGCGAAGGAATACGAAACGTTCGTGAAGAAGACCATGAACCAGATCAAGGGAGCCTAGATCATGCGAAGCACAGCGAAAGTCACGTACACCGACGGGCATGTGGACGAAGCGCCGTTGACGCCGCGCGTCATCACGTCGGCGGAGGAGCACGCGCAGAAGGAGGGATGGGCGCCGGGCGAGGCATCCAAGATTCGCCAGTCGTACTACATGGCGTATCTGGCGCAACGATACGCGGGCAACACCACCATGCCTTACGCGCAGTGGCTGGAAGAGGTGGACGACATCGACGTGGAGACGCCGACCGCTGAAAACCCTACCGTCTAGCCGAGTGGCCCGACGATTCGCTGGGCATGCTGTCGTTCCTGCTCGCGGCCCGTTTCGGCGGCACGCCGTGGGCATGGAGGCATGAGGCCAGCGAACTCGATTGGGGCACCGGCATGAGGTTATTGCAGGACGAGATAGAACACATGGAGGAGGTGGACCGTGGGTAAAAGCGCCATCATGAGCGTGCGGATCACTGGCAACAGCGACGACGCGGTGAAGGCATTGTCCAAGGTCACGGCCAAGGCCAGCGCGTTCGGCACGTTCATGGGCGGCGCGGTGCTCAAGGGCGTTTCCGCGTTGTGGGACACGCTCAAGGGCTTCACCAGCGCGGTCATGGACATGTCCGATTCCACGGACAAGTTCAAAAACACCATGAATTTCGCCGGCTTCGACACGAGCGCCGTGGAGGCCGCGACGAAGGCCACGCGCGAATACGCCGACAAAACCGTCTACGACCTGACCACCGTGCAGAACACCACGGCGCAGCTCGCGGCCAACGGCATCCAGGATTACGTCGGACTCACCGAAGCCGCCGGCAACCTGAACGCCGTGGCCGGCGGCAACGCCGAAACGTTCAAAAGCGTCGCCATGGTCATGACGCAGACCGCCGGCGCGGGGAAATTGACGACCGAGAACTGGAACCAGCTGACAGACGCCATACCGGGCGCGGCCGGCAAGCTCCAGGAAGCCATGCTGAACGCGGGCGCGTACACGGGCAATTTCCGCGAGGCCATGGAAAAAGGCGAGATCACGGCCGACGAGTTCAACAAGGCCATCATGGACCTGGGCATGACCGACGTCGCCAAGGAAGCGGCCACGAGCACGCAGACCATGGAAGGCGCGCTGGGCAATCTTGAGGCCGCAGTAACCGGCGGATTGACGGACGCTTTCAATCTGTTCAAACCGGCCGTGACCAGCGCCATGACCGTGGCCGCCGACAAGATCAGCGCGTTCAGCGGCAAGGCGACGACCGGATTGCAGGGCGTGATAAAGCTCGTGCGTGACGGTGATTTCAGCAGCGAATTGCGCGAAGCGTTCAACATCGATGAAGACAGTCCCGTCGTTGATTTCCTGCTCACCATCCGCGACAACGCGGTGAGCGCGTTCGATACGGCGAAGCAGAAGGCCGGCGAGTTCGTGGCCGCATTCCAGAACACCGGCCCGATGCAGGCCGCTGCGGACATCTTCGGCGCGGTGTGGGAGGCGTGCAAGAACCTCGCCGGCGCGGCCGGTGACGTCATCGGCCAGTTCACGCCGTTGGCGGATTCTATGGGCGGCGCGTCCGGCGCCGGCCAGGCGTTGGGTGACGCATTCAACGGCGCTGCCGATATCGTCGGCATGGTTTCGGACAAGCTCACGGCGTTCAGCGACTGGGTATCCGAGCATGCGGAACCCGTCTCGTCCGCGCTTGTGGGCATCGCGGCGGGTTTCGCCGCGTTCAAGGTCGCTTCGGCCATCAGCGCCGTCGTGTCCGCGTTGCAGGGATTCAGCGTGGCGACCACGGCCGCTTCTGTGGCGCAGTGGGCCATGAACGCGGCCATGAACGCGAACCCCATCGTCATCGTCATCACCGCGATAGCCGCGCTGGTGGCGGCTCTCGTCTACTTCTTCACGCAGACCGAGACCGGCCGTCAGATATGGGCGTCGTTCACATCATGGCTGGGATCGTGCGTGGGCAACATCGTGGGATTCTTCCAGGCGTTGCCGGGCAAGATTGGCGGCTTCTTCCAGTCGGCAGCGCAGTTCGCGACCGACAAGTGGGATGCAGTCGTGGCGTGGTTCAAGGGCATTCCGGGACGTATCACCGGCGCGATAGGCAATGTGGGGCACCTGCTGTACAACGCCGGCGCATCGATCATCAGCGGTTTCCTTGACGGTCTGAAAAGCATGTGGGATTCCGTGACGGGCTGGATTTCCGGCATCGGCGACTGGATAACCGAGCACAAGGGACCGCCGGAATACGACGCCGTGATGCTCGTCAATAACGGCCGTCTCATCATGCAGGGCTTCGCCAAGGGCTTGCGCAGCGGTTTCGACACCGACGTGCGGCGCACCATCTCACGGATCAACGGCCGTATGGGAGGGCTCAGCCTGGACGCCGGCATGAACGGCGGCACGGTGGGCGGAACCGTGGTGAACGTCACGTTCAACGCTCCGGTGGACCGTGAGGGCGTGGCGCGCGAGATCAGGAAGATTCTCGGCGATTACGACAGGAAGCGGGGCAACTAGTGCAGCAGTGTTTCATGTTCCTGGACTGGGGCGACGGCTGGAAGTCCGTCAACGACCATGCCGAGGACGTGGCCGCGTTGGCCGGCTTCAGCATCCAGTGGGGCACCGATGACCTCGCCGAACAGCCCGAACCGTCGGTGATGTCGTTCACCTTGCGGGATCGTACCGGGTGGCTCACCGGCCGCGCGCTCACATTGGCCGGGGCCCGCGTGCTCGTGCAGATCAGCGAACAGCCCACGTGGGGCATGCTCCGAGACGATATGGGCCCATGGTCGGCGCAGCATATGCGAGTGGAAGCGATGCACCAGGCTTACACGCCCGGCCTGCCTTCCAGCACGTCCAGCACGGCAATCACCCTGTTCGACGGACTGGTGCAGAACGGCGGCGACGCGCGACCGCATGGCGACGGATGGCTGCTGGAATTGAGCGCCAGCGGTCGCATGATCCTGTGGAAGAGATTGCAGAAGCAGGGGCCAACGTCATCCGACGCCAGGTATGCGGGACTGCATTGGGTCGCCGGCATGAGCGGCCGTGTGGAAGAGCTCAACCGGCGCGCCGCCGACGCCGACGCTCCCCGGGTCTCCGTATCCGGTTTGACCTCCACCGATTCCATGGCGGCCTATAAGACCGACGATTATCCGTCCCAACTGGATTTGCTGCATCGCACGTTCGCGCATGAGAGCATGTGGCCCATCTGGTACGAATACCCGGATCGTGCGGTGAGCCGTCTGGATTACATGCCGTTCGGCGTTCCCGTGACGCTCGGCGTCGATACCGTGGGACGGTTCACCGTGACCGACTGGACCGGAGAGACGCTGGACGGTTTGGACGCTGCCGAAATCATCATCGACGACGAACAGACGCTGATCATCCCGGAACCCGTCACGCAGTTCGTCATCCAGGGCAAGACCGCGAAGGCAAGCGACGGCGTGCTTGAGTTCGACCAGCACGACACCGAGCTATCCGACCTCGGCACGCTGCCGGCCAACCTGAAAACCACCCAGTCAAGCGTCACCGTTGAAGCCGACGTGGTTTCAGCGGACGAAAGCGGCGGAGTGTGGACCCGCGCAGGCGGCACCGTATGGACGCCTGGCGACGATGAACGCGCGGCGTTCTCCCGTCTGCTCGTCACGGTTGACCGGCGATTGCGGCCGGAGACCATCGTGTTCGACAGCCGCAGGCTCGACCCAGCAACGCACGCGCGCCTGTATCTCACCGCCAGCAGCGGCCCGCTGGTCATCCAGGGAGCCACGTCGTCACGGCTCGCCGGCGACGACGGAAACCCGGCGGCATCCGGCGCGTGGGCAAGCATCGGCGGCACGCTCACCTACCAGTGGAGGAGCGGCCGGCCACTGCTCCGCAACGAGGTGACGTTATGGCCGCTGCCAGTCGCCGCAGCTGCCGTCGCCACCTGGGCAGACATGGGCTCATGGCCCGTCACCTGGACTCAGGCGGCGTTCACCTTAGCTGAACTCGCGCTGATTCACGACTACCAGCAACAAACCACCATGGAGGAATCATGAAGACCACGGACATCTACGGACTTCCATACATCGAGGCCGACGACCTCGTATCCGCCGCGCCGGCGCAGTTCAAGACCATGGCCGAGGGCATCGAAACCGCTCTGGTCGAGGTCGATTCACGCAACACGCCGGCCGGGGTGAAACCCGTCATCGCGACCACGCTGGAGGCGCTGGCCGCGCAGACCGGCGTCACCGGCCAGACCGGCTACGTCACCGCCGACACGACGACGGCGAACAACGGCCCGTATTTCTGGAACGGCTCCGCGTGGCTCCCCTACGCGACCGGCGGCATGCTGGACGATTTGCGGAACCAACTGACACAGGGTTATGAGTCCGCGAAATTCACCTGGCAGAACACCGGCAGTTTCCAGCCGGACTCCTACGGCGGCGGAATGGAAATCGTCGTGGACAGGGCCAACCGCCTGCTGCACGTGCATCTGAGCGGCTTCAAAAGCACCGTGTCGCTGTCGTCCGATTTCCCGGTCTTCCACTACGCATCAGGGCCGAAGCCATCCAGGGCCGTGAGTCTCGGCTGTCTCTGGTCCATTCCCGGCAGCAACTTCGCGAAACAGGCGAAGTGGAACACCGACGGCAGCGTTTCGGTAATCGGCGGCATGGCGGTCAACGACAGGTTCCTGCACACGCCGCGAACGCTGCCGATACCGGCCGGCGTGACGTTCGCCTAGTCCCACCAGGCGAACCAGCAGAAACTCACCGCGTACGTCGTGGCCCACGTGTTCATGAGGTTGTTGCGGAACCGCACCCATGCCGAACCGGGTCGCAGGGACCACAGGTAAGGCACTATGTACACCGTGGAATCGTCGGATTGGTTGTCGATTCGCAGTCTCGTGACGACCATGCCCGCCGGTTTGGTCGTGTGGGACTTCCACGAGATTTCCGCCACGGCGTCGCCGTTCGTCTGTCCGCTGAACGTGCCGGACTCATAACCCTGTGAACCACACCCCCGATGAAGGGAGATCATGACCGAGAACGTAATCATCGCAATAGTCGGCGCTGTCGGCGTCGTCGCCGGCGCGTTCGCGCAGCAGCTCGTGACGGCGGCACGCGACCGTATGGAAGCGTACCGGCTCGCGCAGCAGATGCAGGCCGACAACGCGCTGCTGTGGCAATGGAACCGACAGCTGGTTGACCACATCTACAAGGGATTGGGGCCACCGCCGCCCGAACCCCCTGAAAACCTTTTCGACCACGACGACTGACGGAAGGAGAGAAACATGGTCGGATACGCGAAGGCCGTGTGGCGCGGCAGCCCGAACCACTATCAAGGCCGCAACGGCTACAAGGTGACGCACATCACGCTGCACATCATGGTCGGCTCGCTCCAGGGCACGGATACCGTGTTCCAGCGATCCAGCTACCGGGCGTCCAGCACCTACGGCGTCGGCACAGACGGCACCGTCTACCAGTGGGTTGACGAGATCAATGGTGCTTGGTGCGACGCGAACATGGCCAGCGACTGCTCAGGCATCAGCATCGAGCACGCCGGCGGTATCGCCGGCATCGCGCCGACCGACGCCGAATATGAGGC